GTGTGTTAGTATCTTCGCTGTTGGTTTTGCTGATCACTTCCTAATGGAAAGTGGTGGTGATATGAGTATCACCAACTCTAACAGTAACTTTGGTAATACATCACTACATGCTATCGGTCATAAAGGTTTCTCCTTTAACCAAGACAAGGGTGGATATATTACTGACATTGTTCCACCTCAGATTGTACCTGAAACTACTGGTAATACAAAGAAAGTTTCTTATTATACATTAGATGTACAGGCATCAAATGATCAAGCAAACGATACTAAGTTGTTCTTAGGTGATGATTTAGGATATGATCCTAAAGCAAGACCTGCTGCAACTATAGATGGTTATCGTATTGGTTCTAGGTCTGACGAGAAAGTATATGTAAAGCTTACACCAAGAACTGTAGGATCAGATAACGTATTTAATGCTACACTATCTCCAACTGGATTTTCAAAATTTACTGTCACTGCTGATGTTCTTAACCCAAGTGGTATATCAGTTGATAATAAAGATTTAGACGCTGCTGATAGAATTGAGGATAATAAAGAATTTATTGCTTATGAAGCATATGGTTATATTACTGGTAAGTATCCTAATCTATTAATTAAAGAAGGAATCACAATTGAGAAATGTCGTAGAGACATTGGATATTTAATTGATGCTACTGTACAAGATTTAAGACTTGGTGGAAACATCAATACTATTCAAGCTGCTGAATCATATTTTGTTGCTAGTCAACTATCTTACATTACAGGAGAATTAAATGAAACTCTAGAAGGTTATGATTATGCTAGAGATCTTGCTATCGCTGCAACACGTAACTTCACTTATCTTCGTACAGGTACAGAAACAACTAGTGGTGAATCATTAGTCAATATAGGTGATACTAGTGGTGTTGTACAAGGTATGACAGTTGCTGACTATGATCCTTCACAGTTTACTTCTGACAATAAGTTGATTGGTGGTGCTACAAGACCTACTACTCCTGTTATCCCAGACAATACATTTGTTAAACGTGTTGTTGACTCTGCTACTATTGAGTTAGGTCAGAAGGCAACTTCATCTGAGAAGAAAGTATTCTCTGATCGTCATGGAGATGCTAGAAATCTATTAGAATCAAATAAATTATTCATTGCTGCTGAAGCATTTGATAGAATGGTATTGGATTTCCCATCCTATACTTCACCAACAGGATACGGTCCACAAGATTGTAGAGATGACTTAGTTGATATTGTTGAGGCAATTGCTGAGAACACAGGTTATGGTGGTAATGCTGATGTATGGGATGCTGCTTATCATTATGAGAGTGGTGCAGTTCAATATATTGATCAGAAGAAAGAAGAGACTATTCGTGCTATTGAATACGCTAGGGATATGTCTATCCAAGCTATGCGTAATGAGGATGTATTCATCTTCGGTTCACATGGTTTAACACAGACTAAAGATACTTCAATTACATACAAGACACCAGACGCAGTTAATGATAGAGCTGGTGATGCACGTGCTTTAATTCTTGCTAACAAACAGTTAATCTCTGCTGAGTCAGTTGAGAGAATGTTGTTGCAATCATCAACAGCACAATATACTCCTACTAATGCAGTTTATACTCCTACTACTGGTCAGTTAGTTCTTACTTTACCTAGTACTACTGGTTTAACTGGAGCAACTTCTCATACTGCTTCTGATGCTCAATATAATGCCACAACTGGAGTCTTGACGCTTACAGTTACTGGTAATACATTTGTTAATGGTGATAAGATAAAGATTGAAGATGATTCATTGACAATGACTTGTTCAATGGATACTGGTAATAAGCAATATCCAAGAGCTTCTGATCCTGTTAGTGGTAAGTGGTTAAAGATTTCTAATAAGCAGGGAGATCAATTTGATGTTCATGTAGGTAAGTCACCTTTAGTTAAGTTTACTCCTACTGCTGCTGATTACAATCCAACAACAGGTTTGATGACCTTGACGATTGGTAATCACGGATTGAGTGCTGGTACAAGTATTAAACTTCTTGCAGAGTCATTGAAGTTTAGTTGTGGATTTGGTGGTGCTACTGGTACTGCTGCTGAGAAATCATATCCTAGAGCTTCAGACCCATTTTATGATAAAGCAATTAATATTGAGTCTGTAACTACAACTACAATTACATTACAGGTTCTATCATCTCAACCTTCTACTAACGTAGATGTTCATACATTTGTAAGTGCTCTTGATGATGCTGTAATCACTGGTGGTGACTATGTTCATAGTTATGTAACTGCTGTTGGTGGTGGAATTAAGAGAGAAGTTGATGCTGTTAGACTTGACTACGGTGCATTAACATTTACATGTGATATGGATGAGAATGCTAGTGAGCACGTATATCCTCGTGCAAGTGACCCTGCTGGTGGTGCATTACTTCCAATTGCTTCTGTTAGTGGAAATGATATAACTCTTGATGTTGGTAAGACAGCTTCTAAATCACACGATGTCAGTACTGCAACTTATGATCCTGCTACTGGTGATCTAGTATTGAGTATTGATGGTCACGATCTATCTAATGGTGATGCTATTAAGATAGCAGATGGATCATTGACCTTCAAGTGTGCTCAGGACTCTTATGGATCTGTCCACTCATATCCTAGGACAGATATAGTAACTCTTTCTGATGCAACTGGTGCTGATTATAATCCAAACACAGGTATTGTTACTGTAACTATTACTGGTCATGGTTTGGTTGATGGAGATCAAATTAAGCTCGCTGATGGTGCATTGATATTCAAATGTCAGCAAGACAATCTTCAGTCAGATCATCCTTATCCAAGACCAAGTGATCCTGCAAGTGGTCAGTGGTTGAATCCATATAACATAACAACAAATACATTTGATATTGATATCTTAAGAGGTGTAACACCTACAAATACTACTGTTCATCAGTATTCGGGTGCTGCTCCAGGTGGTATTACTAAGAAGAAAGACTTTGCTTGGCATAATTCTTTAAAAGTTAAAGATGTTGGATCATCATATAAGACAGCAACTGATGCTGATTATGATCCTGCAACTGGTATTCTTGAAATAACTTCACCAAATCACGGCTTTACTAACGGCGATTCCATAAAAATTTCCGAGGGGTCTTTGACCTTCACATGTTCGTTTGATAATAATGCTACAGAGCATCCTTATCCAAGATTAAGTGATCCTTCTAGTGATAAGTGGTTGGAAGTTTCTATTTTAAATGGAGATAAGTTTACAGTTAATGTTGGAGCAGCAGGTGCTAACCAGTCATTCACTGCTGGATCTGCTACCACATATGATCCTGCTAGTGGTGATTTGGTATTGGAAGTTGGATCTGGACATGGACTTTCAGTTGGTGAAGGATTACTTATTGAAAATGGTGCTGTATCATTTAAGTGTACAATGGATGGCAACCAAGTTGCTCAAGCATATCCACGTGCAGGTAAAGATAGAGCTTCTGGAAGATCTATTCCAATTACTGCCATAGGATCAACAACTGTTACAGTTAATGTTGGTAATGCTGGAGATAATAAGACATTCACTCCAACAGCAGCAACTTATGATGCTGCTACTGGTGTATTTACTGCAACAATAGGACAACATGGTCTTGCAGTTGGTTCTGATATTACTCTTAAAGATAACTCATTAGCTTTCACATGTGATAGAGATGGTAACACAGCAGTTACTAAGTATCCTCGTCCTGGAACTGATCCTTTTGCTGGTAAATCAATCAGTGTAACAGCAGTTGGTTCAACAACCAAGACAGCAACTGGTGCTTCTTACAATCCTTCTACTGGAGCATTGTTAATTTCAGTTGCTGGTCATGGATATCAGAATGGTGATTACATCAAGATTGCTGATAATTCATTTACATTCAAGTGTGAACTTGATGGTAAAGTGCAACCAAAGACATATCCACGTACAGGATATGATTCTGCAAGTGGACGTTGGTTAAAAATATCTAATGTTGTAACCAATGCATTTGAAGTTAATGTAGGTATTTCTCAAGATACTTCTGTACATGAATATCAAGATGCTACTCCTGATGGAATTGCACATCAAGATGGAACTATTACATTCAATGTAGGTTATGATTCTGATGCTAATAATCAATATGCACATACATTTGTGGCATTAGATACTCTTGCTGATGCTATTGAGTATGAGCCACAGTCTCCACATACATGGGACAGTAGTGTAACTGATGGCATTAAGCATCTTCCTCAATCTGCTCATACATTTAAGAGAGCTGCTGCTAGTGGTATTGAGAAGCAAGGTGGATCAATTACTGTTAATGTTGGTATTGCTGCTGCTGGACAACAGTATACACATGAATGGACTGGTGGAACAGCAGTTGGTGCTGTAACTAGTGGTGGTCAGTATACTCATACTTGGGTTGAATCTAAAACTAATGGAGTGCATAAAGTATTCTCTGTTGCTGGCAATCAATCATATCACAATCAAGATTGTATTGATGATGTCAACGATCTATTGGAAGCAATTGCAGATAACGTAGCATTTGGTGGTAACGATAAGACATGGGATGCTGCTTATTCTTATAAGACAGGAGCTCACGTTGCTGGTGAAGAAGCAGAGACTAATGTAGTCTTTAACTATGCCAAAGAGATGGCAGTTCAGGTAACTAGAAATCAAAAGATTTTACCTATAGGATCACATGGTTTAACACAGGTATATGACACTACTATTACAGTTGATACTGATGATGTATTCCCAGTTGACGCTAATGCTGATGCATATAATTTAATTCAATCTAATATTAATTTGATTGCAGAGGAAGCTTATGCAAGAATGCTTCTTCAGAATCCTAATTTCTTACCTCCAACTGGAAACCCACAAGATTGTATTGATGATATTAAAGACTTTGTTATTGAGGTTAGCTATAATTTAGGGTATGGTGGTAATGATAGAACTTGGGACATGGCAAATTTATATGTCACAGGTGCTCATGTTGCTGGCGAAGAAGAACAGACACTCATGGCATTTACAGATGCTAAAGAGTTGATGATCCAAGCAATGAGAAAGGAAAAGATTCTTGTTATTGGTTCTCATGGTCTAACACAGGATTACACTACTTCCAATGATCCTATTACACAAGATCCAGTGACACCACTTGATAATAAAGTTGCTGATGCTCGTGATCTAATTGATGATAATAAAAATTTCATTGCAGAAATTGCGTTAGGAAGGATGAAGGCTCAGTATCCAGCTTATACATGGACTGCTCCTTATACTGAAACTGATTGTCTTGATGATCTTAAGGATGTTGTAGATGTTATATCACACAACCTAGCTTATGGTGGTAATGATCGTGTATGGGATGCAGCGTTGATGTATAATGCTGGTGCTCATGCTGTTGGATCTGAAAATGAAACTATATTTGCATTTAATGCAGCACGTGACATTATCAGACAAGTAATTATTAATGAAGCAGTTACTATTGGTGGACATACTGGAATTGCTCAAGTAACTAGAACAATTACTAATGGTGTTGCTAATGGTGATTGTGATGATGCTCTAGCAACTGTTACATCTTTGATACAGATTCTTACAAATGCGATTGTTTCACCATCTTCATTATACTCTGTTGTTCGTACTGCTGCTACCTTTAGATGTGCTAATGCTGAATCTATTCTTAATACATTAGTTACTATTGTTATTAATTCTATCACAGATCCTTCTTCTTTATCTTCTGTAGCAAGAACTAGATCTGATGGTAAGTGTCATGATGTAAGATCAAGTATTGATACTTTATTTGGTATTGTTACTTCTACTGTATTAGATGGTACTTCTCTTGACAGTATTATGAGAACTATTTCTAATGGTTCTTGTCAGAATGTAGCATCCACAATTACTACTTTGTATGGTGTTATTACTCAGACTATTAATAATCCTGGATATTTAAGTAATCTTGACAGAGTTACACCTGAGCTTGGTATTGCTTTTGGTCCTTCTGTTAATGCTAACTCATCAACTACAAATTCATATCTATACTTCACATTACCAACTGGAGTTTATACATCACAGTTTACACCTAAGGTTGATGATAGTATCACACAGGATACAGGATATCCTCAGTGTAATACTCAAGCAACTACTGTACGTCAGTACTTTGCTAATATTAGTACAATCATTCAAACTGGTTTAGGTGCAGTTCCTAGAACTCAACCAACTACAACAACAGCTTCACTATCTTCTAGATCTACATTGTGGAAGATTGCAGGAACAAATCCTCATAACTTAGAGACAGGTACTGCTGTACGTCTTGTACCACGTCCAAGATACGATACTAATACAAATTCTTATGTTGATGTTGATAAGCGTAATGTAAGATTACCTAATGGATTTGATACTAACGAGAAATATTATATAATTGCTCCTGGTAGAAATACAAAACCAGAGAATTATAGTAGTGTAACTAACTTCAATGGAACTTCATCTTCTGGAGTATACTTTATGTTAGCAAACAGCAAAGAGAATGCTGCTGCTGGTATATACATTCACTCTGCTGAAGTAGAAGCAATTCATCCAGATATTGAGATTGATGTCTATCAATTTGTTCTTGATGATAAGTATGACCTACACCAGTATGAGTGCAAACTTGATGGAGATATCAATGCTGGTATTAGAACAAGCGTTCCACATATATTTGATGTTACAACTTCTAATACCATAGCACATGAAGTATTCTTTAGAGCAAATGAAGGTGGAAATGTACCTATACTAGGACAGAACTATCAGGGTAATCAAAACTTTGCTGATGCTGGTGGTAGAATAAGAACTGATAAGTTATTCTTTGCACGTTATCAGAACGAGAAAGTATTCACTATTCATGCTACAAAGACTGATGCGATTGCAAATATAAATGAAATTGATTTCCAGACAGGAACATATGACTTCTCTGTATTTGCAGATAAGCGTCAATCTCCAATGAGATTTGATCCATCATATCCAAATCCAGATACTACACCAATAATATATGGTAAGTGGTATTTGAATGTAGAACCTAATTCAAATGGAGCTCCAGCTAACTCTAAAGAAATATTAGCAAGATTCCATGATGTAGCATATAATGATGCTTCAGGTCAGGATAAGACAAATGATTCTTGGTATGAAAGAATTAAGGATGATAGAAATGCAGATGATCGTATATATCGTTTACGTTATGTTATTCCTCAGTACTTAAGCACAGTTCGTGATCCTCTTAATGGATTTAGTATTAAGGTACGTAAGGATGATACAAGAAAACTTTTACCACAAAAGTTAGTATTGAAACCTAAGACAGGACAATCATCAGCAATATTCTACAACCCAGTACAAACAAATGAAAAGATTGGATTTACTGAGACTGAATTTGCAGATGTTAATCTAAATCTTAATAGAGATGCACAGTATGATCCTTATAAGAGAGATCTTGTTGGAAATACACAGTTTGTTAAGAAGATAGAGACAGAAAACTTTGTTTCTATGTCAATTCAATCTGCTAAGTATTTTAATAAAGCAACTACTGATGAATATCTAGAGGTAACAGTATTTGATCAAGGTATTACTAATAATGCTCTATTAAATGAAACTCTAACAACTGTTAAGGTTTCTGCACCTCAAGGTGGTAGTGGACCTAATGGTGGGTTTACAGTAGATAAATCTCAATCTACTGCTTCTAATAAGATAGAGTGGGAAGGATTTAACGAAGGTAATCAACCAGCAAAAGGAAGTGCGTATTTACATGCTGCACTTCAAATTCCTAATACTACTACATGGCATTTAATTCTTAAAGATATTACAATTGATAATAGTACTCCAACTGCTAAACTAATATATTCAGAGACTGATAATATTAGATTGTCTCAGGGTACTGTATTCTGTGATTTGGAATCTGATCCAAACTTCGGTAAATCATTAGATACAAAAGATCTAATTGGAAAAAATTTACCCCAGTATTATTACAAGCAAAAAGGTGCAAAAGTATATACTATAACACCTGGTGATGAAATTAAGGATGATGCTAACGTCACATATTATGTTGAGTCTGTAACTGATGTTGGTGAATTAGATGATACATTCTATATCTTTAACACACAAGAGATTCAGAAACGTATCTATGGTCAGCAAGATGGTATTTACTATCTAACTGCTGTTCGTGGTAATGTTTCACCATACCCAACTGGTGCTGGTAATTTAGGTAACTTTAGAAACTTTAAGTTCTCTCAACCGATCAGTAAGTTATATCCTCTTAACTATAAGAATGATCCTCTCTGGTATAAGAATTTAGATGCAACTCTTGTTGATCCACCTGCAACATATTCTGCTGCTGATAACTATGTTCATGGTCTTGTAAGAGTTAATGACTTCAAGGGATCAATGACTAAGGAAACTGTTAGTGATATTATTGCTACAGAATCTTTAAAGCATAATACTTATACTCAAGTATCATCACAAGTTGATAATAGAATTATAGCAAAGAAAGGTAATGCTTCATCTGGTTCTGAAGATAGATTAATTCCTATCTCTGGTGACAATACAGTTCTATCTGGTTATAGATTGTATGTTGAACTTAGACGACCATCTATTGCTCGTGCTGGTAACCATACGTTTGAATACCTTGGTTTTGGTCCAGGTAACTACTCAACTGGTCTACCTGCAAGACAGGAAGTATTACTTACTCCTACTCAAGACTTCTATGCACAGTCTAAGAAGCAAGATGGTGGTTTAGTATTCTACACTGGTCTTAACTCTAATGGTGATCTATACATTGGTAACCGTAAGATTGATGCTATCACTGGTGAGGAAGTATTCCTAGAAAGAGCATCACTTCAAGATTCAGAAGATTCTGAAGATGCAATTGGAAGTCTAGTTACTACGTTTGATACTCCTGTAACATTTAACAGATACATTACTGTTAATGGTGGTGATGCAAACGATGAGGATAATACATTCAACTCTCCTGTTAAGATTAATGTTCTTGGTAGAGTTAGAAAGGATGCTTTAAGTATATCATCATTCATTAGTACCAATGCTGCTGATAAGGATGATGCCCTTCTTTCTAGAGGTGCTCAGACACTTAACACAGAAACTGGTGGTGATATAGTACTTGCTAGAAATAAAATTTCTGCGTCAGTATTCCAGTTTAATCCTCGTGGTTCTAATGGTGCTGCTCAAGGATATAAGATTCAAAACCATGCTGTTGCTGGACTTGGATCTAATATTACACCAAATCAAACTGATGTATGGAATGCACAAGGTACTGGTGGTACTTCTATTAGTGCGACACAGAATGTTCAGTATGGTAATGCTGGAGCTCCAAAAGCTGGTGACATGTTACTCAAAGGATTTGAGGTAGGTTACTCTGGATCTCTTGGATGGATAAATGCTAACTTCTTTGCTGAAATTCCTAATAATAATATTCAGCATTTTGCATTTGATGGTACTACGAGTATTACTATTCAGTGGGGTACTACAACTGATGCAAATACTGGTGCTTCAATTCAAATTACAAATGATGACATTGGTATAACAGCTGGTTCTCAGATTCAAATCTCTAATTATAGTGATACTGCATTTAATGGTACATGGTTTGTTAATCCTAATGGGTTCAATAGCACTGAATCAACAGTTAAATTTACTATACTTACAGTAAAAGCAGATGTAAGTGGAGATAATCCAAGACTTTGGGATACTGAGTATCAAGCAGATTCTACTGTATCAATGATGTATTCTAACTCTACATGGAAAGAGTTTGGAGTTGTTGGATCTGAATCAATAAGAACTGCTACTCAAGATATTGGTGATTACAAGGTTGGTATTAACACTGTTGCACGTGCTGCTCATGGTGATTATGCTAATGCATTTGTTTCCCTTGCTACTGACCCACGTGCTAACTTAGATGTTGTTGGTACTGCATGGATTAGTGGTAAGACTATTGGTGATTTCCTTGGTAACACAGCATATAGTACTAGAACAGAAACTGCCGAGGCACATGCCTTTATGGTTGGTGGCGACAGTGTAACTCCTCAAAATGCTGCAACATTTAGAGTTTCTACTACAAACAGTGGTAGGGTTGGTATTAATACAACTCTAGCAGATATGGATAGTGCCTTAACTGTCACTGGAACTGCTGAAGTTACTGACAATGCTATATTCCAGAAGGATGTCGCTATCAATGGTGGAGCTGTTGATGGTACTGGTAGTATAACAACTACTAAGACAACTGGACTGTTGAATGTATTCATGGATACTACATTCACAGGATTAGTTAGTTCTACTGCTGCAACTGGTGGATTAGCACTTGCTGGATCTGCTCAGAAGATAAGCATTGGTGATGCACAGGTTTCCAAACAGATTATTACTGCTGGTGTATTATCTGCTGATAGTAATATAAGTCTTGGTACTACTGCTGATGGTTCAGGAACTAATGTTTCTAAGGTTGTTGTTGGTGGTGCTTTCGCAAGTAATGAGTCTCTATCGTATACTCAGATTGAGACTAAATCACTCAAGATTGATGGTGATGCTTGGTTAGGATTTAGAAGAGGATTCGGTGATGTAACCAGTCTATCCAGTCAATCACAGACTATTAGTTTCTTCTCTAACTCTGGTGGTCCATCAGTAATTAACTTTGCTACTAATGCATCTGAAGTTAATATTGCTGGTCAGGGTGGTACAACTACGATCAATAACCAACTTGAGGTTATTGCTTCTGCTAAGTTCCATTCTGATATATGGTTATGTGGTGGTACAACATCATTTGAATTTACTGGTAATAGAGCACAGTTGGGATCTGTGCTACCATCATCATCAAATGGTGGTAATGACTTCTGGAAGACTGGTATTGAGAATCCATATTCTGATACTGAGCCTAACAAGAATATTGATATAGTAAATGTTCTTGTTAAACCTAGCAGTGATTCTGATTACAATGAGGTTAACACTGAAGGTACAGATCCTTGGGGTGGTACTGAGTATCAGAATGCTAGAACTAACGTAACTCCAAATCTACCAGCTCTAACTGGTGATGAATACTATCTACCAATCAGAGATGCTGATCCAAATGGATACTTTGCAGAGAATGATTATATCATTATCAATAGTGGTATAAATGCTTCTCCATTAAGACATCCTGAAATAGTTCAGATTGTTGAGTTAACAAGTGTAGTTAGTTCACCATTCTATCTTAAGGTTAAGCGTCAACCACTTGGTACATTTACTGCTGTAAATACAAACCATCCAGATCTTACTCCTATATTCAAGTGTAATGTTCAGTTTGATTCTACATGGACTGAGACACGTTTGGATAATTCGGGACCACAAGATAATGTGGACCTTGCAGAGTTTGGTGGAAATCTAACAACAGATGATTATGTCATTATTGGTCGTGATCCATCTAACCCATCATACGGTGAGGTTATTAAGGTTGATGTTCTAGGTAATAAGGTAGATCAGAAGTTTAAGATTTCTGATTGTGGTGATCCTACAGATACCACATGGTTTGAAGTTAACTCCACAAATGGTGATACTTATATCGGTGGTAAACTTACCATTGAAAACTCTATCTCTATCAATGGTGGATGTGAAAGTACTAAGAGAGAGTTTGATAGTAATGGTAGAGAGGTATTTACTGGATCTCTTATATCTACCAATGCATTTGCTATTCATAACATTGCTGCTGCTGATATTGCCAAACTCCAAGTTGGAGATATTATTAAACTCAATGAAACTCAAGAAGATCATCCTGTCTCTGTAATTGCAGGTACTAAGATTATCTCTATTGATGATACTAGTATTAATTTAAGTGATAATATTGCTTTCCAAGCAAATGCTACTGGTGTAGGATTTAGGGCAATAAGAAATGAGACATTCCAGATTACTGATGGTAATGGAAAGAATGCTTTCAATCTTGATACATGTACAGGTATTCTTGAAATTGGTAGCAAGAGAAAAAGAATAGAAATTGAGAGAATTACACCACAACCAGAATCTGCTTCAGATACTGTTAATACTTATGATAGTATTGTAGAAAATCTAAGAGTCTATTCTTATTGGATGGATCCTCTTTGGTTGGATACTAATGGATGTTGTAACTACTTAACAGCAGTTGCAGCAACAGGAACTGTTCCTGGATCTGTATACTTAACTGTTTCTGCTTTAGGAGTAAATGAGGGAGCATATGCAGTAGGTGAGTTAGTCTTTGTTGGTAACAAGGGTCTTATCAACTCTTTAGGTTCATCTGATACTTCATGGCAGGCTCCTGCTGGAACACCTGCTACACCTAAGTGGGAATTCATGAGAATTGAAGCTATAGATATTGCTCAGAAGGTTCTTAGATGTATTCCTGCACAAGAAGGAACTACTGCTAGAGCTCTGACTGATTATCAACCAGGAAGTGATCTTAGTGATATTAATGGTACTCATGTAATTAGATTTAAGAAATATAAGAAGACTTCTGATGTAGTTGATATTGCCTTAAGAGATAGAACCATAAGTGGTGCGACAACTGATTACGTATCTCTTATCATTGAGCAAGGTCAGATTGTCCAGACTAAGATGGACTTCATGCAACTGATCAGGATTACAGATAGTAGTGATACAAATCCAGTAGATGATCAGTACTTTATTGTACCTGACATAATGTTAGGAACAAATCATCAAGTCAATATGGATGATTTCCGTTCTAGAGGAACTCTTGGTAATGATGATACTGGTACACTACAGATCAATAAAGATCTTAAGGTACTTGGTGGTGGTTTCTCTATCACTGACTCTGTTGATAGTAGTACAATACTATCTGTAGGAAATGATGACTATCATGCAGATCATGCTGGTAGTATAAGCTTTGAAGCAGGTGTTATTGGTAGAGGTAATGTTACAATATATCCACTATCATGTCCTGAAACTATTCAGGGTACTTGTGAGGAATCATTTAAGGTTGATGGACAATCTAATGTAACTGTTGGTCATACATTAACAGTTCTTGGTACTGTTTCTGAACTTCCTACTAATTCTGCTAAGTTTAGTATTAATAGACTTGGTGTTAATGGTGGTAATACATACAACATTAACCATGATATGTCAATTGATTCATTTGGCATTGAGAACTTCTATACTAAAACTGGTGGTCGCCATGCAAGGTATATTGCAACTGGTGCTGATGATAGTGATAAATATTTAACAGCGAACGTTCAATACTTTGCTAATGTATCAGTAGGAGATACTTTTGTTGTTTATCTACCAGATAATCCTATCAGTGGTGATACTGTAAGTATAGTTGATGTTGGAGGTAATCTAACATATAACACATCACTTGTTATCAGAGCACAAGGAACTGGAACTAAAGTTCAGGGAGATTCTAGTGGTACTACATTAGGATTGGCTGGATCTACACCATATCAATCTGGTGAAATGATTGTTCAGACACCTCATGCTGGATTAACATTAATTTATCTTGGTGGTGTTGATTCACTAGGAAATACTGTTGGTGGTGGATTTAGTGGTTGGTGGCTCAAGGAGGTTTAATTAATGGCAAGTTATAACCGTATAAAAGCTACGCAGCAAGCACCCATAGGTACAATAATGCCTTATGCTGGTGCTTCTGGTTCAAATGATACTGATGGTATTCCACCTGGTTGGATAATTTTGAATGCTGGTAATCAAGAGATAGATGCTGCTGATTATCCTTTACTTGCAAGTATGATTGGAAATTTATATGGTCCTTTCCCTTCTACTGCACAGGAAGAAATTGGATTGAATATTGGTATTATATTTGAATCTAATGGTGGAAGAGGATTTCCATACAATCCAAGTCCAGGAAATTCAGGTCATGATCCATCTAAACCTGTTGATAAATTTACTTTGCCTAATTTAAATCAAATAGCATTAGTTGATCTTGAAGGAACTAGAATTTCAAATGTTCAAGAATATACTCCTGGTAATCCAACTGCTACTCCACCTATAAGAGCAGATCATAGGTATGATAATCTCTCTATAATAGGTGAATATATTAGTCCGAATGGAAGCTCTGGCATACAAGCACAAACAAATCTTAAGAGTAATATTGATCTAGTGTTTGGTGTGGAAGCATCAACTAACCTTGCTGGTAGGATACGTGGTATTGTTATGGAAGATCCAGTGTGGTTTGATACTGTTTATGTTTTACCTAGAAAATTAGGAATTGATCATACTCCAAGACATACACACAGACCTTCTGGAACAAGTAATGATGAACAGTTTTGGGGTGCAATGCCATCAGGTTCACCAGTTTTACACTTTATACCAGGAAATGATCAATTAGCAAATAGTGCTTCAAAAACAGAGACTGTTTTACCATCAAGTCAAAGATCTCCTACATTACCTGCTCAAAGTTATAAAAATGCAAAGGCTCAGATTACATGGTATGACCCTCAAGATAGTGGTAACTCTATGGTATTAACTGATACTCAAAAGAATATTGGATCTGATACAGATGGTGATGGTGATATAGATACTAAGAAAAAAATTCCTGATACTGATGTTTATCCTGGTACTCCTGCTACAACAAGAAATATTCCAGCAGAAGGTGGAATAACATATTCTTATGCTGATGATTATAGTGGAGTGGCAGCAATAGCAGCAGATGCTCATACTGGTGCATTTCCACCACCAGGAAATTATGGTGGACGAAGAAATTACTATGCTTCTCCAGATATACCACCAGTACATAGAGGAAGTGGTATGCCATCTGAATATGTCAATGATATGACATATACTGGTTCTCAACCTATTAACACTAATGTTCCAGAAACTACTGGTAATACATTCTCAACGACATTAAATCATCATAGAGAAAGATGGGCTGGTACTTTAAGATCTCATGCTCATGATGCTATGGAGATAAGCATGGGTAGTGGACTTTCTATATCATCAACGGTTCTTGTTAATGATGTCTCTACTGGCACAACAAATCCAAGAACTCAGGAAACTGCATTGACAGTAACTTTAAATCCAAATACACCATCTGTTACGATGATGTATATTATGAGGGCATTTTAATGGCTGTATATTACAACGAAATAAAAGGTAGTCATGGGTCTTTAACTGGTAGTATTATATCATTCCCAGTTGAAATTAGGGATAATGATCCAAGTTCCTCTTTGAACAAACAGTTAATACCAGCAGGATATATGAGATGTGATGGTAGAGTATTATCTGCAACTGAATTTCCTATGCTTGCTATTGTCTTGGGTGTAGGTAGTGCGTGTAAGTATCAAAAAGATGACCAACCATTATCCGATTCTCAATTTCAGATTCCTGATCTAAGAAGTAAACATATCAGAGCAACTACTTCTTCAAATATAGGAGTATATAATGAGTTAGAAGTACTTAATGATGCTGATCAATTAGTAGAGAAATCTGGTGCTGGTCTTGATGTTATTGCAAATATTGAGAGCCCATATCAAATTGATTTTACTGGTTCATTCTATATTCCACCTCAAACAACAGACTTGAGAGGAGAACCAAGGTTTAGTTTAGAGACAGGATCATATACATTTACTCAAGAAGTTCCTGCTGATGGTTTTCAACCACATATGCATAGATCGGAAACGTTTAGAGCCAGACAGAAAGATAGAAATGGAAATGAATTTGGTGGTAGACAGATGAACCATTTGATTTCAGATACTAGTCTTAATGTATGTCAATGGTGGGAAAATACTAACCAAATGTTATGTTATTGGGCTTACACTGATTACAATAAGTTTTGGAATTCAGGATCTGGTAATACAAGAGAAGAATTTGGTCGTGTTGATTTTGATACCAGTCATATAGAATCTTGGGGTGCATGTTACACTGGTTGTGAAAGATTTGTTGGACAAGGATATTGTTTGTGGCCAGATGAAGTAACATGTCCTAACATGGTAGCAGAAAATGCTGCTCATTGGAATGTAAGATTGTCTGTATCGCAAGATTGTAATAATAGTAAGATTGGAGCAGGTCCTAGTACATTCAAAGGTAATATTGAATATTTTCCTACTTGGACAATGGAATGTAATTGTGATGTAGAATTACCATTAACAGATTGGTGTTTGGGTGGATATAATGGAACAAATCATGAATATCCTGCTGAGAAATCAAAAGTGTTGGAAGTTGATTTGAATGGAAATAAAAATTTGCCTGTTGGATATGGTATAGATACTGTATACTCAACAGGATTTACTGGTGTTAATAATGTAACTACTGAAACAGGAACGGATGGTAATGATGCAACACATAGACATAGATTAGATATAAATCCAGATGATAAAGAACATACTTATAAAATGGTAACAAGAGCTGCCACCGCTAGAGCTGATAGTGGATTGGTGTCTAAAGTTAGTTTTAGTACAAACACTTCACCAAAAGCAGATAAATACATACAGCCTTATATTGTAACAGAATACCTTATTAAGATCTGATGGCATCATATAGAAATACATATCAGAATTTTTACACAGACAAGCAAGGATCTTATGTTGCTATAGGAGCAATTGTTCCTGTGCTTGCTAATAAACATACTACAAATTCAACTGAATCGGGATATACTGCACCACCTAATAATGTTATTCAAAATTCTCATTATTGTCAACGAGGGTTTTTATATTGTGATGGAGAGGAATATGATATAAGTCTATATCCATCATTATATGAAAAAATAAGAAATGATTACAATGATTCAACTGAACCTGATAGTTTAACTAATCCGACTAATAATAATTCTATTCTTTTTTCATCTAGTATTCAACCTGGATCAATACGTAGGACATTTGTTGATGATGGTGATTTATTTTGTGAGATAAAGAATAAAGTAGAAACTATTAATAATAATGTATTTTCAACACGTGTTGTACCAAATAAAGCAGAGATATCATTTGTTGGTGGGTTAGGAGATTTTCCTGCTGGTACTGATGCTAATGGTGATCCAATCTTTGAAGAAGACACTGATGTAGTTTTAGAGTATGCTTCTGATTATCAGGATAAAGCAACTGATCCAAATGTTTCAGTTCATAAATTTATGGTTGGAGCATCAACTGAGACTGCTGATATTATTTGGAATATTACATCTAGTACATTAATTCAAGGTTCTGATCCACTTCCTGTACTTCCTGAATCTTATTATGGTACTATTCCAGAGTATGATCCTACTGGTGGTGTTCAACAACCAACTGGTGCTACACAATATACCAATGCTTTAAATTGGAGTCCACAACTTTCTTGGGGTGGAATGCAGGGATTACCTACGGATGTTACTATAGATTTTTGGGAGATATACTTGCAAGACATGTGTACTCCTAATGAAATATTATGGCATGTGACTGGTATACCTGCTGCTACTACATCATTTAATGGAAATCAAATATTACCAACTGGTGCTTCTTTTGTAAAGAACACTGTTGATAGAGCTCCACTGCCACGTCCAGGAGTCGGTAATATTGCTACTTGGATACGAGATAATGGATATAGTGGACCACAACCAGAAACAAACACAAAGGTAACTTATAGATTTAATGTTATATGTCATTTAACCAATGGTCAAGAACTAATTGAGAATTTAGATTTTACTGCTGGTTCTGGACCACTTATTAATGTTAGAGAAGGTGTTACACGTGATTGGAGCGATGCTCTTACATCTGCTGGTGCAGTAACAGGTGCAACAAATGGATTTGAAGAGAAGTTAACTTCAACGAGATCTGTTGGTGCTGGTGGTTTAACATTTACTCCACCAGAAAACGTACAATATAATTTTAAGTTAGAAATATATGATCCTAGTGGAAATGGCAACACTAGATCAAGAGTATGGTCTAGTACTAGTCCTTCTTCTGCAAAACCTTGGGTAAATCATGGTACTGGATGGACAACTATACATGAGGTTAGTGAGAATAGTGATGGTTCAATGAACCAAGGTAATATCTATAAGATAGAATTTGAGAATTATTCTAATGCTGCTGGTGATGCAGGATTCTCTGCTATCAGAATTGATGGTGACTTTAGATTTATTGACGGTGAGAACGAACCATTACAAGACTCTCCACATTTTATTAATAACTTAGTAGTAGAGGGTTCTAATAGTGGAGTTAATCCTGGTGCAATATGGAATATTGATTGGACATCTTTACCAGCATATACTAATACTGCTGGTACAGTAACAGGACATCCGTTGGTCAGAATAAGAAAAGCATATGTTCAATCTGATTTCCCTCAAATATTAGGAAAATTTAAAGTACCAGATTATAGAGATAGAAAGATTATTGGTATGGGTGAAGGTGTTAGTGGTAGTGGAACACCATTGGTTGAAGGAAGATCATCTATTGAGGTTGGTAATGTTGGTGGTAAATGGACAATATCAAAAGATATTATTGATGATGCAGGTGAGTTCTTTGAAATTAGTGATGTTGTAACTACTGGTTATAGTGATGTTAATACTTTGATACAACCATATTTGACTGGAGAGAAAGAATTTGTTGTTGGTCCAATTCAGGACTATACTTTTAATAGAACTTCAGAACATTCACATCAATTATTGCATAGTGTTGCTGATGATGCTACTGAAGATAATATTGGTGGTGTTGATTCATTTACTACCAGTTACAGAAATATAAAAGGTCGTGTAATGGACTTTGAGCCAGATACGACTGATGGTAGTGCTTTAGGACACTCTCATGGTTTAATGGATACTAGACCAGCTAGTTCTGCAATGGCAACTTATGGTAACAGTGTAGGTATTGGTGATAAGGTTCAAGAATATTCTGGTGGAACATTAGAGGATGATTTTAACAATCCTAATGCACCAACATATTCTGATCAAAATGGTGAACCTACACCAGCACAAGATGCATATTATCCAGTACAAAATGCTTTTGATGGTGCATCTGGAAATTATTGTGATATGACTGTTGCTGATCAGAAATGGAGTATGTTAACTTTTGGTGTTCCTATTGGTCAGGTTATCAAAATTGTTATTGGATATGATGGTGAAGGTAAGTTTGGATATAATACAGGAAATCTATCAGATGGATCTAATTCAAATGGTACAAGAAAAGATCTTACCTTGTATGATAATAGCACTGCCATCACTCTTAATAACTTGTATTTTGTAACTAGTGGTAATCCTCTTAGTGGTACTGGTGATGGATCTGTTCGTTTATATGATCTTAAGCTTACACTCAGTGGTGGTAGTGAGATAGAAGTTAAGCAAGTCCCTAGTGGGTGTAGTAAGTATAGAATAACAGAACCAGCTACTATAGGTATCACCAGTATGACTAGTGATGGTACTAATGTTACAGTAATTACTACTGATGATCATGGATTAAGTATTGGTGATTGGGTTAAGGTTAGAGGTTCTGGTACAGTTGGTGAAGCAGCGAAATATAATGGAGAGCATGAAGTAATAACAGCAGGGTTTAATAATAATACAATAAAATACACTCCTGTTGATGGAGCTCCTGCTTCTGGTACTACTCCTGGTGGTGATGTTACGTTAAGGCAAGCAGCAGGTTATTATGAGAATGTTACCACTACACCAGATCCTGCTGTTTGGTCAGTTGATTCTTTGCCAACTACAATAGGTAACAAACCAATATATTCTACTGATCCTGATCAGTATGGAGATGCCTTATGGGAAGTAGAAATGGGCAACTCTGACTCTCTCTTCACTAAATCAGCATCTGCTTCTGATAATCAAGATGTTGCAATATATGTTTTTTCAATGAGAGCACAAGGTGGTGGTGGAGCATCATCTAATTATGATGGTGTTGATGGTGGTAATAGTAGTGTTACTTTTAGTTTAGATGTTAATGGATCTTCTGTTCAGTATACTGTAACACTTGAAGGGGGTAAAGGAGGACAGAAGGGGACCAGTGGAGGAACTGGTGGAGCTGGAGGTACAGTTACTATTACCTCTACTGATGGTAATCCTGGTGCATTGTTAAATGATGATCGTGTAAATTTTAGTACAAATGCAACAGGAAACGCAGGAGCAAGTGGTGGAGCTTTAGATAATAGTCAACCTGTTGGTGGTTCTGGTGGAAATGGTTTAAATGAACCTCTTGCTGGTAAAGGTGGAAATGGTTCTTACAGTACCAATCCAGCTTCAGGTTTTATGGATTATCCTGCAACAGGTGTAATGACTACTAATGGATCATGGAATGCACGTAATGATTCCAGAATGCCATCTGCCGCAACTCTTGATTATATTGAAGTAACAGCCGTTGGTGGTGCTGGTGGTGATGGTTCAAAACAAGCAGGAGCAGGTCTTTGTCCTACATATCCAGCAGCATCAGCACCACCAGGAACAAATGCTAATAGGATACAGAAACCAGTGCCAGGTGTAGTTGATTCTGGTGGTCAGAGTGGACTAGGTGGTGATCGTGGTAGAGGTAGACAAGTATTTGGTATAAGTGGAAAACAAGGTGGTACATATAATGTTAGTAGTAGTTATACATTCGTAAGTAATTTCTCATGGGTAATAGGAACTGCTGGACAAGACGGACGTAATGAAAATGGTGCAGGAGTTCCAGGAAGTGCTGGCAATTCTGTAGGAGAAGCAAACACTGCTGGTGGTACTGGTGTTACTAATGGTGGATCAGGTGGATATGGATATTGGGGAAATGGTGCATCGGGTGGTGCTGGTGGTGGTTCAACTGGTATTAAAAATGCTGATAACAATGCTTGGATAATGGGAGCTGGTGGCGGCGGTGGAGCTGGTGGATCAGGTGGTGGTTGGAATGGTGGTAGTTATGTTGATGCTTGTTGGACTGGTGGAAGTGCATTAGGACCAGCACAAGGTTTGTATGAAAATCCTGCTATTTCACCAGGATCTCAGGCGGGTGGAGCTGGAGGACAGACAGGTTGCACCGCAGGAGGCGGTGGCGGTGGAGGCGGTGGATTTGGAGTAGGAGGATCTGGTGATGGTGGTGTAGGAGGAGAAGGTGGAGCAGGTCACTCAAACACAGGATCTGGATTAGGTGGACGTGCTGGAAGATCTGCTATTTCAACAACATATTTTGAATCACGTCAACCAAGTGAAGGTGGAGAAGGAGACGGATATGTTAAATTCAGAGCATATTATACTGGAGACTCTGCCGCAGAATCAGGTGGTGCTGGTGGAGCAGGTGCTTTTGTACAATTCAGTATTTCTGGAGATCCTGGTACTATAGACACTGCTATTAGTATTACTAAAGGAAATAATGGTGGTGGTGCTGGACAAGGTGGAGCTCCAGTTGCTGCTGAAAATGGCGGTAATTCATGGATTAGTGCATCCGCACTTCCATTACAAGAAGGTGGGAGAAGAATACTTGGTACAACAACACCAGCAGGTCGGGTGTATGAAGTTCCTGGATTTACTAACACTAATGAAGATTGGTCTGATGCTGGTACTGGTTCAACAGGAGTTAAAGCAGATATATGGCATTCTGCAAGTGATGATATTAAAATGATTACTCCTGCTACAGGTACATTTCCTGCATTAGCAAATCATTCAACTGTACCAGCTGGTCATCCAACAAATAATTATTTTAGATTCTATGGTACAGGTAATAGATGGTTAAAAATGGGACCATTAGATTTATCGTCAGCAAATAAGTTGGTGTTTAGTATTATCAGAGGAACAGGTAGTAATGGTGGACAACCACCAGAGGAAGCTTTGGAGTTGAAGTTTAGTACAAGTGTAGAAAGTGAAGCCTACACAGATATACAACAAATAGCAACGGCATCTGATGGTACAAATGGTCAGTGGTTTAACAGTGAAGTTAATTTTGATGCTAATCATCCAGCTAGAAAAAATGGAATATATTTGTATATACTTCAATCAAGACCATCTGGAGCTGGTGATAATGACACTGCTAGTGAAGATACTTGGGGATTAGGATCATTTGGTATTGTTTATGGTGAAGTTACTGAAAGAGTATTTGTACCATCAATTAGTGCATATTTACCTAGTAACACAGGAACATGTGGTCCAGATTCAGGAGTAGATGTGATTCGTAAGACTATTACTGCTAATGAAACAAACATAAGATTTACAGATGGCACATTTACATTATCATCAGCAACACCCATATCAGTCTCTGTTGAGGCTAAACCACAAGAAACGATACCTCTAATTACTAGATACCATCGTGCTAAATATCTAATAAAAGCATTTTAAAATGAGCACAGCAATTCAAAATACTGACGTATATTTAAATGCCTTAGAAAGGAGTATTCAATATAAAGGCATTCGTAAAGAAATAAGTGATAGTTATTGGGAAAGCGATGTTAGTCCACTTTTATATCCTTTATGGGATAGTGCTAAGGATAAACTTGAGATCTTTTCTATTAAAGCAGATGGTACTTATTTTATAACAAGAAATAAGTATAAGAAGAATTTTAAAGATAATACTCATTCATGGGTATCATATGATTTTGATCCTGCTGGAGCTGCTGAATATGATGTGGATGCACTTGGTGAAAGTATAAAGAAGAAGTTTATTGAGTATAAAGGAGTTGAAGATAATAGTTATGAGAAAGCAATTCAATTAGAATATGCTCGTACAAATTCATTAACATGGAATAAGATTAAGATTGTAAGAAAGTTCTTGTTGCAAGATAGTGATTATATAATGTGTGAAGATGCACCAGTATCTGCTGCTGACAAATTATTATGGAAGAAGTACAGAGCGTATATAAGAGATATTCCTACATTACAGAATGCTTCAACACCATTTGATGTTGTATTTCCTATTACTCCTGATGAGTATAATAGAAGAAAGACATTAGACATTGATAATAGTATGACTGAGATTCTTGGTGATCAGGGTACTGATACTGAGTATCTCAATAGTTCATATCATTTTTGGAAGATGAAAGAGAATACACTATCATCATTTGCACAAAGAATGTCATTCTATATTGCTGCTAGAACATCAACAGTTGAGGATGCTACTGGAGGATTTACTAATAATCCATATCGTGTTATGGTCAGTCCATTCCAAGAGGATAAAACTTATAGAGATAAAGCTTTAGAATTGAAAGCCAATGATGATAAGGTAAATAAAGATTATATTGAAGCATTATTAGATGCTATTGAAAAAGGAGAAATGTAATGCTAGTATCATTAGGAGCACAGCGACTGTATGAGATTGTCAAACAGTATGCTTCAACAACAAATAAATATGTACTCGTTATTAATAATGTCAAATGGTTTACTCTTGATGCTACTAAGCAAGCAACAGTAAAGACATTCTATGAGGATAGTATCCCAGAAGATGAGATTGGTGAGGTATTTGCTGAACACTATACATTCTATGACTTTGATGGTCAGGGAGTAGCAGTTGATACAGCACATGATTGGTTCCCACTGTCAAATCAAACTGTTGATGCTGATCATTTTATTGAATGTTATGTTATCACTCCATCTGGATCTATACCATACACTAACCTAATACCAGATAAATCAGCATAACACTGTGCCACTATTACAAACTGTCACAAGCACCCACACAGGGTGCTTTTTTATGCTATTATATAAATGTTGAGAGGAACTCACTAGTCTGACACGAGTAAACCGCCCGAAGCGTATGCTGTTGCGTATCAAGAAGCAGACACATGACGTGAGTTTAAAAGGACTTACTCCTCTCAGCATCTATACTATACTATACAGTCATGCTCTCTCAGTTAAATGAAGACATTGCATATTGCACACGTGTGCTAGGATGCAACTCAGAGCAGACTGATGAACTCATCGGTGCTGCCACTAACCTAGGTCTCAACGTAGAATACTTCTGTGAAGAATTCATTGTTGCACCTGATGGCGAAAATGCATTGAAGTATCAGCGTGAGGACTTTATTGATCTTGACGCATTCAATGCGTATCATGGCATTTATTTTGAGGAGGTGGAAGATGATTGCTAGTCTCTTTAAATATCTTGAGACAGCAGGTGTTGCAGTAATGATAGCATTTGCTGCTATTGCTCTCAACCATACCATGAGAACTGGTGAGATTTCACCAGACATTGTGCCACTTATCACATTGTATGAGCATGATGATAAGAGGATCTATCCAGAAGTTTATCAACATGAGGAAGATGTTCTCCACGAAACTCCTTAAACTTGCTGTTGACAGAGCTCTTGGTAAACCAACCAAGAACCAAGGTGAACTGTTTGAAGAACTGTACAATGAGTACATGTCTGACTCAAACAGTTCATCTTTGCGTGAGCAGATAACTGCTGCTGTTGCTGGTTGCAAGAGTATACCAGGTAAATTAGGTAGAGATGCCATTGATATAGATGGTAATGAAAAAGAAATTAAACCTAAGAACTATACAGGCAAGCGTACTAATGGTGGTGGATGCTTCAATGATTACACTCGTAAGAGATACGAGAGAGATCTTGATGTGAATCTACCCATCATTTCCTCATTATTTGCGGAAGGTATGCTAGTATATGTTGTAGAGTTTAAGTTTGAATCAATCGCAAATAGACTCAATGATCAAATTATACGTATATGTGAGGAGCAAGGGAACAGATATGTCCGTTCTTGCTCTTGGACTTATACTAATTGGATTGATAATCCAGACCTTGTAGTACACTACATAAACAAAGAACTACTCAAAGAACATTACCAGTATGGTGAAGGTGTTGTGGTAGGTCCATTATATAAAAAACTAATCTCTTTATAACAATGCCATCCAAAGACCAACGCTCAATTGATGAACCAACATCATATGAGAAGTGGGATCGTGCCAAGAGTATACTACTAGAATCACTCTTGAAACCTGATCATCACCTGAGATCATGTGCTCATAACCAACATTGTTATGAGGACTTAGTACAAATACGTGATCAGATAGTTGATTACGTACAGGGGATGACTAATCCTCGTAAGTTTATTGATGAAGGAAAATCTATTCCTACATTACCAGAGCATCCAGTAGCAACTGAATCATTTGTTGAATCAAAATCATATGAGTATGCTGCTGATATCACGTTGTCAGATATAGCAAGATTCCAACGTGGCAATTCGCTATGAGCAAGTTCCCATTTAATGTGGGTGATCGTGTTAGAATTGGCGATGACCAAGGCTTCATCACATTCATAGATACCGCCTACTTCACGCTATGCGTAAAGGAATGGGAAGATAAGGGTAAGATGCATGGTGTAAGTCAATGCAATGTATTAATATATCGTTCATATTGGGATAAAGTGGTGCGACTGTGACACTATACAAAGTGGTACAGCATGTACAGACAAGTCATCAATATGCATTATAATAAGTACATAACAAACAAAGGAACACATGACTAGACCAGAATTCGTTGAGTATGTTGAATCATTCTACTTACCAACACATGAGGATGTATTATATCCTATTGAGAATCTAACT